CGATCACGCCCCATCTCATATGTGGCTAAAGATTGTACAGACTGATTATACATTTTGTCGTAGTATTGTATCATATCTGCTGGACCTTTCAAGTATCCAAGTGCTTCTAAAATACAACCATACAACAGCACGTTTGGAGCGTTTTGACTTAACCAAGTAGATGTATTTGTACTTGATAAGCCAGTTGGCTTGTACGTGTATGCGAGCTCTACAGTTAATGCAGCGTTCGGGGTTGGCGCTAGATAGTGTGTATCCTGGTCCCACATCGCATAATATTTTGGCGTGCCGGCTCCAGCAGACGTTCTATCTGGTGCATATTCATTCATAAACGAAATATCCTTTTGTATCAAGAAAGTTCGATCATCATTAGAATCTATTAGTTGTATTGATCTTGTTGCTTCCCAATCTCCAGGTAAAGGTAAAAAAGGATTATTCGCTGAAAGTGTTGCTGTGTCATATTTTCTATAATAATTTAAATCTACTGTTCTTCTTACCTTATCTTCAACGGATTCTATAAAAGGTTGAATAATAGCATTAGAAAGAACTGCTGTGCTAGTTTCTGTGTAGTTTCTTACGTTATCTGTTAAATCTGAATAATCGGTCATGAAGCACTCACTGTAACATTACCTACGCCAGAATTCAACTGTGTAGGTTTATTTGGTTGTTGAACACTTAAAGGCATCATGCTTTTTTGTGTAGATACATAAGACACTCCATTTGCATAAAAATTAGTTACTGGCATATCTAATGTTTGAAATTGATTTACTGTCAAACCAAATCCCTCACCGTCATAAGCAGCGTCTCCAGAAGTTGGTTTAACAACTGTTCTTCCTCCGTTTATAGGACCAGTAGCACCACCAACAAAAACTCTTGAATCTTTTCTTTGAGCTCTTGCATATTGTAACGATTGTGGATCTGTGACAATTGGTAAAGGTTCTAACTGAGGATGTTTTGGTTCATACTCACTTATATGTACCCAAATACCTGTCCATTCCTGAACCATTTCATTATAAGGAAAAGCCATACCAGATCTATCTGATATGCGTTTCGCAAACTTACCAGATGCGTATTTTCCCATTTAAGCTCCAGGTAAATAAGTTTTAGGAGTTAAAAATAAACTTGTTCTTTCACCATCTTGATCAGCTGCTCTTTGAAATTCATCTTCATAAATTTGTTTTAAAATCTGAATTCTATCTGGCGCTTTTTTCATAGCTATGTAATAAGCTAAACCGGCAGTCAAACATGGAAGAAAACGAAATGGAATCTCAGCATTATTTGTGTAAGCCCCCGAGTCCTTCATCCGAACTAAAGCATAGTATACTAGAGTGTAAGTGGTATCTGCTGCAGGATACAGAAATAGTTTTGGGTTTATCGTACGTTCGAAGTAGTATTGACTTGGTCTTCCGCTGGTTGTTTTAACAGTATAATTTAAATATGTAGAACGACTTATTGATGTTGTTGAAAATTCATTGTTACTTGAATCACGAATCACGACATCTGTAATATCTATTATTTGTTGAGCTGCTTCAGCTCCTGAACCAAATAAATCTGTTCCAGATAATTCTGTTGTAGTAGCAGCTAAAGTTTTTTCTTGTTTTTGAATTGTCCAAAGATTTAATCCTCTGTTAGCCCATTCAGCTAACATAAGATTTATAGAACGCCTAGCGGTCTTTATATCGTATCCACTACGAGTTTGAAGACCGCAACGTTCGAAAGCTTCTTCTGCTATATCATCTATAGACAGATCGAAGTTTGCTGTTGAAGAATAAGTTGGCATCTATTTTTTCTTTACAGACTTTTTCTTACCTTTTTTTACTTTTTTCTTTTTTCCCTTCATGACTTTGCCGCCGCCTTTCATTGCCATAACTTTGCCGCCGCCTCTCATTTTGGAAACATTTTTTTTAACTCTCATATTTACCTCCGAATATTCGTTTATAAGTTTTTTGCCTAGATACTACAACGTCTTGATAATACCCTTTGGGCCATTTATTATAATAACCCTGACGATGCAGTTTATCAGAAGCTTCTTGTAATTGCGAGAACTTTTGTATCAGCATCATTGAATATTCTAAATCACTTTCTACAACAGGGGTGTCCCCATTTGGAGTGACCAAAAACTCTTGTTCTTCCTCGTTGGCTGGATTGAGGGGATGAAAACCCATAAAAAATATATCTTTTTTATTATACCAATCATTATAGTCATCTATCATGCCTTGAAAGTCATCTAATGTATAGTTAAAATACGGATCACAAAAAATTAATATTTCATGAACATTTAAATCTAATTGTTTGAGATGTGCGTTTAATTCTGCTTTATATTGTTTAAATTTTCTTTTTACTTCAATAATTACTTTATTATCATTCCATGTTTTTTTTGCAAATGGACATGCAGGGAAACCTCCCAAATGTTTATTGGGAATTTCTAAAAATTCTTGAGACCACTTACGTACGTCTTTTTTTATTTTTTCTTGCAAATGTTGCGACATTAGTTGGCTTACCACCAGGATTACCGGCAGCTCTCTTTCTGCTGACAGCACTCGCCTTTTGCGACTTTGTCATTCGTGTGGCTTTTGCAAGTGGAACGCACTTTGGATATTTTCTTTTGCTCCCCTTTTTTCTCCCACAAGGTTGATATTTTCCGTTCTTCTTTGGGGCTCCAATATCTACCCATTTCTCTTTCACCCATGATCTTAATCCTTTCTTGGCCATTATCTAAATTTTGTTTTTTTGCGTTTTTTTTCTTTTACTGCTCCGCATCCTCTCGCTATACCGCCCTTGTTAAATTGTGAAACTTTTTTTCTTTCCTGTGAAATTCTATTTGACTCTATCATTCCACCATCAGCTTTTTTCTTTGGTTTCTTTTTTCCACCAGGTGTTACTTTTCCAGAACAAACAGCGCTCGCATACATATTTGCATAAGCAGAAGGATAGACTTTAAATTTTCTTTTAGCTGCAGCCTTACCTCTAGGACACAATTTACCCATTAACCTTGACCTCTGTACTTGACGTGTTGGCGTCGTTTATTTTTATTCTTCGGCCTACTGCGTGAAGAATTTCCTATACTAGTTCTTTTTTTAACAGGTGTAAAGTATTGGTTGTTTGGTAATTTTGCTACCATTATTTCAGTCCAGACAAAGGATTAGCAAGAGTAGTTTTTATTTGCTTATCTATATTCTCTTGTAATTCTCTCATTTTTTCTTCTAGTTTATCTTTTAAATCTTTCATATCATCTTCCATAGTATCTATGGCAATTTTTAAATCTGCTGCATTGTCTCTAGAATCTTCTTTTACTTGTTGTTCTACATCATTAACAATTTTTTCTACTCTTCTCACATCTTGCCGAAGGTCGTTCTTGAGTTCGTTGGCTACATCACTCACCAAGCGGATTTCCGACATCATCATTTCCATTTCTTGCATTAGCATTTCAACTTCTGTTTGTATAAGCTCTGTCTTGCTTGACATTTCTTCTTTTGTCAAAGCAATAGTCTTATCAAACTCTGAAAGGTCAGGAGCAACATAAGACTCAATCTGCGCAGACATATCTTGAAATTTCTTGTAGGCCTCAAAACCGCCATACAAAACACCAACACTACTACTTAATGCTAGTATCACTGCGAGCATTTTTCCGCCCTTGAAAGTTATGCCTCCTATATTTACTTCTGC